TGTAGGTATATCCGCCGGAGCTTTCCTGTCTCGCCTGCGGAACCTCTATTTTCTGTTCCTGTAACAATCTGACGTTGCACACATCGGCGGCAACATAGGCGTATACTTCGCAGTCAAGGTAATGGTTAGGACGTGCGGAGGAAATCTCTCTCCACACTTCTTCGTTCCCATCAAGTACCTTCTGTTCAGCGGTAATCATATCTGCGTATTCTTCATCGGTATCAGCATCCACGTCCCACGAACCTGCATTTCCCACCGGCTTGTTCATGCGGTAGTAAATAAGGTCTTTGTACTTGTTCGTATCGACTTCGTACAGTAACTGGGACTGTACCCACCGTGAACCGTGGTCTCCGGGGTTGAGCTGCTTAACCTGGTAATACTTTGAAATCTTGTGGTTCAAGCCTTTGACAGGTATGGTCAATGGATAGTTTTCATAGCAGAGGTCATAAATGCGTTCGGATTCAAACCCTGAGTCAACGGCGCATAACCTCACCATGAGAATCTTGCCTGAGCCCTCTATAGGCCACTGCGTATTCATGATGTTGATGATGTCATCAAAGGTCTGTGCATCACCGTTCGCTATCTTCTGTGAACGCATTCCTGGGCCCCATGCACGGATAACCCAGTAATAGTAGCCCTTCTGACAGTCAACGCCGGCAGTGAGCATCTGCGCCCACCGTGGCACGATACCGGCCGGAACATCTGTCTTTTTATCAAGTACCTGTCTTGCCTTTACCTGTGCGGTCTTTGATTTCCACGGTTCCCCTAACCATGAGTTCACGAAGTTCATGAGCTGAGTCGGGTCGTCCTTGGATTTCAAAAACTCACGGGCACATTCATAGAACTGTACCCATGGGGAATAAAGTGTATTCAATCTGAAACCCACGGTCTTGGGAGTGAAGGAAAGTTTCTCATCCGCTATCCACTTACCCTTGCGGAGCATACCGATTTTGTCACGGTCGTGGATATGGTGCTTGCACTTCTCGCACATATAGTAGGTTTCATGAGACAGTCTGTATTCGTCATCCGTGTTCGGGAACTTGAGGTTCTTGAACTCGAATACTTGAAAATGCCCGCATTCTGGGCATGGGACATAGAATCGGTAGTGGGCCTCACTTTCCTTATAGGCCTTGTACACATAACCGTATTCGGTTGTTGGCGTGGACATGACAAGAATCTTTCTCCACGGCCAGTTTTTAGTACGTTCCTTGACAAGGGAGATTGGATTAGCTTCACGGCCAGTCCACAATGGATATTTATCAACTTCATCCATGATTACCCTTGGGATAGGCCACGATGCGAGTTTGGCAGGTGAGTTGGCACCTGTCAGGCGGATGAATCCGCCGGTGAACCTTACCATGAGGGCCTTGCTTCTGTCAGCACCCGAAACCTTCTTGGCGACTGACGGCGTGTTCTTGAGGGCCTTCTGCAGACGGTCAACAGAAAAATCCTTGGCTAAATCCTCATCTGGCATGACATAAAGGATACGGCACGGGTTTCGGTCAATCGTGTAACCGCATATATTGATACCGGCTTCGGTGGCCCCTACCTGTGAAGGTTTAAGGAATGTCGTCACCTGCGTGGTCTTGTCCGTGAATGAATCCATAATGGCTTGCAGGTAAGGGGTATTGCTTGTTTTCCATAAACCTGCGGAAGGAGATTCTTCACGGGTAAGGATTCTGTGGTGGTCTGCCCATTCACTTACCGTTTCCGGCGGCGGGGGCCGGAACACCTGTCTTGCGTTTCTTATAGTGTCGTTTAGGTTTTTCTCCCACATCTTTCTGACTGTCGGAGTTACCGCCTTCTGCAAGTCTTTCGAGGCACCCGCTAACGGCATCTGCTACCACCTCACTACAATCCTGCGCCACCTCCGGGGAAATCGTGTAAATCCTTGCCTTGGCTTCTTCGGGAAGCTGAAGGAGCTTCTGCCGAATATCAAGGTATTCCATTTCAAGAGCGTCTTTGACTTGTTCCTGCGGGATAAGGTCGCCCATCATTTGGAGCGTTACCATTTCTTCCTGCTTCGCCTTTTCTGACTTGTAGTCAGCATCGGCCTTCAATTTCCTCGCACTGTCAGACATAGCGGCCTTGCCTGTCTGCAAGGTGTCATTCCGGGCAGCGATAAGGTTCTTGAAATCCACTCTTGATTTATCGATTGGGAAATCGTGATTGTTAATCCAATCCTGCAAGGCCCTCTGCGTCACGCCGAGATTCACAGCGGCCACAGTTACCGAACAAAGGATGTGCTTGGCTTCACTGAGTTCGATTAATGGCTTCCTTGGCATGGCATCACCTTTCCCGCACGAAAATAGAGGACGTATTTGCGTCCTCTATAAATTCTTACGATACTATTTTAGCACATCATTGACTATCATTTTCAATCTTGATTGCTCCCCAGCCCTGAAGGGCGGGGATTCTTGAGAAGTTTGATACACGGACTAACGCCCGACAGCCTATCCCGGAGGAGGCCGCTGTCAGGATACCCTTATTCTCAAGGGGCTTGCCAAGAGCCCCTTACACAGTTCTTCGAAATCGAAGTTCTGCTTGCTTTTGCGAAGTATGTTTGCCGCACCATTGACATCGGCATTTGCAATCCTGCCGTCAGCAAACTGGTACAAGCCACGGTGGATACGCTTCCCGCTGAACATGCCAGCATACGGCTGTTCAGGATTATAGACAGGAATATCGTCCAAATCCAAGCAACTTGCTTGAGAAGTGTAAGACTCTTCCTGCTCGATATATCGCATACCGTAACGCTCGCAAAGTCCTTCCAGTGTTTCACGCAGATTCCCGAAACTGATTTGCGTAAATTGCCGGTTGGTTATCCTGCCAATGTCGATACTACGTTTGAAGTCACCGTTATAACCACAGACGATAGTTCCGATACGGTGTTCGATACAGTAGTTGATGATATAGCGGGCAACCTTGTGGATGTAGTCCTGTGTCCGATTGTTACGTTTTCTTGCTAAGGCATAGAGCCTGTGCGTTTTCTTCTGTCCTTGTTTGTCGGCAATCCCCTGATAGTAAGCTTTCTGCTTGTTCCAATACTGGTTGATTGATTTGAGTTTACGCCCGTCCATGATGAACGACGTCCCAATGTTGGTCACGCAAGTTGCCAGATTTTCAAGACCGATGTCGATAGCAAGAACATTGTCCGGTGAAACGTCCTGAGGTTCTTTCTCTTGAAGATAGCAATACTGGATTTTGAAGTATCTGCCATTATATACAGGGCAGATACGGACTTCCTTGATGGTTTTTTCTTTCAGTCTTGAAGGGAAAGGTATTTTGATTTGCTTACGTCCATGCAGTTTAGAAAATCCCCGACTCATGGGTATCGTCAAGAACCCATCTTTTACGTTTATGGCATTCGTGGAAAGAATCAGGTTGAACAGACCGCCTTTCTTCCGATAGTGAGGTATTTTGATTCCCTTGAAGCGATATTCTCCTGATTTTGCCTTTTTTATGAGAATGAAGAACGACTTGAAACTGCGGTCAGCAACCTTCAATATCTGCTGAGACACGCCAGCCTGCAACAAACCATAGTTTTCGTTTTCCTTGCAGACATGGTAGTTCTCTTCGTAGTTGAGGAACTTCTTCTCCTTGAAGTAGTATTGCCGGATGTTGTAGAGGGCCACATTATACAGGTTGTTGCTGTACTGGCACATCTTCCGGAGCATGGCATACTCTTCCTTGGAGAGTTTTCGGATTACGTTCGACTGGGTTAGATACATTGTTACACCTCCCTTCTTGTTATATAGATATTATATAGCAAAATAGAGTAGATTTCAAGCTGTCTACTCTATTTTGCTTGCTTCGTGGATTCGGTTTTGTTTCGGTTGACCGCCTTATATCCCTATGGCTGAAGCTAGGGGTTTTACGGCGGTTTTGATAATTGCTATTACTAATAGGCATTTGTCATTGACATTAACCAACGATAGTATTCGTGCCCGAAACACTCAACTCCTCTTTTGCGGAGCCTGTAAATCTGCGCCTGTTCATAGTTCTCAGCCCTCATGATGGCTTCGATTGGAAGTGCGGAGATGTAATAGTCGGTGAGTATAGGGATACATCTGTCATCCGACAGGGCGTTGATTCTCTGCCTTGCCGTCTCCCGTGCTTCAATTAGGTATATTTTCTTCTTGGCTATGCCGGTCAAGATGTTGTC